AAGTGGAGCGGCAAGAAGAACGCCTATTATTTCCGCGTCGCCTGACCCAAAACCCGCAAGGCCGACGGCATCCGCCGCCGCTGGTGCAAGTCCAGCCGCCCCCCCGCCGGGGCGGGCGCTCATGGGTAACACCTAAACCACAAAACGGAGGTACACAAAATGGCATGGCTTTACATCCCCGCCGAGACAGGCGAACGCATCGAAACCATCTGCAATCAGCACTACAACCCCGGACGCGGCGCGTGTGACTGCCCGCTCTGGCCCGCCTGCAGCTACTCGAACGATCTCACAAAATCCAGCGCGGAGAACACCCGCATTTTTGAGCAGGGCATGGCCGCCGCTCTGGCCGCCCTCGACAACGAAAACAGGAGGTAAACAACATGGCATCCATCGAACGCAAGATCAACGGCACCTTTGCCCCCGTCCCCGGCGGCTACGCCCAGCAGATCAACGAGCAGACAACGCTTTTTGTCCCGGACTTCTCCGCCGCCCGCTACGACCCCAAAACCGGCGAGCTGTTCGGCTACGCCCCGGACTACGCCGCATTAGAGGCAGAAAAGGCCCCCGCCGTGCAGGCCGACAAACCCGGCGAATATGTCTACTGCTACGAAATGCAGCAGGCCCCCACGGGCTGTGACTTTGCCGCCGATCTTTCCTACTACGGCAAGCATTACTTTCTCCGCCCGCTCCGCGACGACCTGCCCCAGCTCCACGGGCGCGGCATCAGCTACGACGAGGAGCGCAACACCTACACCGTCACCACCCGCGCCTATGACAAGCTGAAAGAGCAATACCGCATCCGCTATGAAACCTGCCTCGACTGACCACAAAACCGGATACCTTGGAGCCGCCGCACCGGACAAAGCGACGGCACCCCATAAGCGAAACCCCAAAACACAAAACGGAGGTACACACCATGTACGAACAGACAAGCATGATCGCCCCGCCGCAGGCCGAAGCAAAGCCCGCCGCCCGCTACTACGAGATCAACGAGGACACGGCCCGCAACGCTCACTACTGCGTCCACATGAGCGACTACCAGCCCGGCAGCGCCACCAACGGCTACCGCGCCGCCGTGGACGAGGCCGCCGCGCTGGTGGAGGCGCGTAAATCCAAGGTCAGCCCCTACTACCACGACAAGCTCGACGCGCTGCTTGACCGCTACGCCCGCCGCCTTGCTCAATGGACGAACGACTACAACCGCAATCAGGCCAGCTATCCCAGCCAGTTCATTTCCGGCGCAGGCAACTACAACATGAAAAAGCACGAAAAGCAAATGTCCCGTGAGGGCACCCTCTGGAAAGAGTACGACGAGATCAAGGCCATCTTGAACAAGATCGAGGCCGTCGGCACCGGCGCGGTAGACCTCTCCGACCCCCACGCCCGCGAAATGCTCACTGACCAGCTCCAAAAGCTGCAAGCCCAGCTTGACCGCAACAAGGCCCTGAACGCCTATTACCGCAAGCACAAATCCTTTGTCAGCTTTCCCGGTCTGACCGCCGAGGCCGCCGCCAAGCTCACCGCCGACTTTGCCGACACCTGCCAGCGCTGCCCGTGGATTGATAAGCCTTGCCCCGACTACGAATTGACCAGCCTGCGCGGCAAGATCAAGCGCACACAAGCCCGCCTCGACGAGCTGGACAAGCGCACGGAGCAGGCCCAGCAGCCCGCCGACGGCGCAAAGTTCCCCGGCGGCGAGATCGTCCGCAACATCGAGGCCGACCGCCTCCAGATACTCTTTGACGAGAAGCCCGACGAGGAGACCCGCGCCGCGCTGAAACAAAACGGTTTCCGCTGGTCGCCCCGCTATAGCGCGTGGCAGCGCCAGCTTACCCCCAACGCCGAAGCCGCCGCCCGCCGCGCCCTCGGCCTGACCGAATAACAAAACTGCCCAGCAAGTTACCAGCAAGTTAAGCACCCGCCCCGGAGGTCACGAGGGCAGAAAGGACACCGCCATGGCCACGACCACGGCCCCCACAAGATACACGCTCAACCACGACGGAACGCTGGAAAAATGGTACTTGGAACACGACTGCGGCGAAATCGTCTATCTCCGCAAGACCTCGCGCCCCAAGTGGAACTGCTGCATGAAAGAGTTTCCCGCCGCCGAAGTATTCCCCGACTACAAAACCGCTCGTGCGGCGCTTAAAGCCCGCGCCTCCGCCAAAATTGCCCCGTAGACTTTTACACGCCCGCGTGTTATAATGCGACAAAACAAAACCGAACAGGGAGGCAGACCATGAACGAAGTCCCCGAAGTGTTCCCTGCATACCGCCTCGTCGCCGAATTTGCCGACGGCCAGCGCCTCGCCTTTGACGGCCTCACCGAGCAGCAGGCACAAGACCGCATGGAGGCGGCACAGGCCCGTCACGGCGATATATGCTGGTACGACGGTGTGACCGATCAGCACTACGAAAACGGAAAATATTACAAGCTCGCCCCGCAGCCGCCGGAGATCATCGTGATCGACCTGACAGACTGCCCGGACGAGCCGGAAAAGGAGGATTGACCATGCCCATACCCGAAAGCAAGCGCCGCAACAACGATATTTACAACGCCAAATGCGACCGCATCAGCGCCCGTCCCATTAAGCCCATCGGCAACGCCATCCGCGCCGCCGCCAAGGCCGCCGGGCAAAGCGTACAGGCGTATGTGCTGCAAGCCTGCGAAGAACGCATGAAGCGCGAGGGTCGCCCGCTGGAGCTTGACAGCCCCGCCGACGAATAACGCAAATCCGACTTGCTATCGTGCAGAACGAAACCCCGGCAGACCGTACCAAAACGGCCCGCCGGGGCTTTTTTATCTTCTCTTGCTGCTGTACAGGTATCTGCACCGCCGCCGGAGCGCTTTTCGCCTCGCTTTCCGCGCAAAAAGCCGCCTCACGCCCTCCACCAGTTTTTCCACAAAATCCATGGTCTTTTCCTCCCATTCGCAAATTGTTTTTCCAGCGCCGCCCCGACGATCACGGAAACCCTTTCGCGCCACACGCGAAGTCTTGAAAAACTTGTTCCTATAAGGCCGGTTTTCCTGTTCCGCCGCCGTGGTGTTCCGGCGCAAGATCAGGCGGCAAAGCAGCCCTTACTCAGCCCCGCCGGACAGGCCAAAATTTTTTGCCGCTTATTATGTACGCGCGCGCGACGCGCGACGGGCCAGCGCATCCGCTTCCGGCAACTCCTCCAACACCTCTCCCAGCCGCTCCATGGCTCTTGTGTGCCAGTCGCGGGCCGTGCTGTCCGCCGTCCCCATCCTCGCGCTGATCTTCGCCCAACTGTACCCACGCACATAGCGCATCACAATGACCTCTTTGTACTTACCGTTCAGCGCGTCCAGACAGGCGCGAATACAGGCTTCATCCCCGGACAAAACCCGCTCCGCCTCCGCGATCTCCGCCAGCCGCTCGCTCACGCCGTTTTCCAGCGCCCGCAGTCCGCTTTCCTCCGTCGGCTTTCCCGGCGACGAACCGCGCGGCATCCCGTCACACGCCAGCCCCCGCAGTCCGTAATAATTGCCCTCCAATTCCGCCCGCTCCTGCCGCAGCAGGCGCAGCATCCCCGGAATTGCCTTGTAGTACAGGGCTATGTGCTTCACGCTGCCATACCGCATCCGTCGCCTCCTGTTCTTGGCTCCTCGCCAAATCTCCTTGCCCGTGGTGTCAATCCAGCGTTTTCCCGAAGATCGGCTCTTTCGCGTCGCTCTCGTCCACATCCACCGGCTCGCCGAGAATGTCCGTCATGCGCCGGGCCAGCATATTGTAGCCGAACCAGTCCCCGCCCTCGGCCCACTCGTTAAACTGCCGGAATACGTCCTCCGTGGCGCGGACGGTCTCATTCAGCCGCTCCACGCCAAAGCCGAGGGCCTGACGCGCCCCCAGCGCATAGCATTTCACTACGATCTCCGCCGCTTCCCGCCGTTCGCCCAGCAAGGCCCAATCCCGGTTGCTTTTCGGTGCTTTTGACGCAGGCAGCACGAATTTTTCCGTCAGCAGGCCCTCCAGCTCCTCGTTCAGCTTCTTTTTCGCCCGTTCCATGCCCACGCCGCGCTTGTTGACGGCAAACCGCTCCAACGCGCCGTTTGCGGCGGTGATCATGCGGTCAAGCCGGTCTTTCCCGATGCCGTAGCGGTCATGCAGCGCCACCATGAAGCACAGAGAGATCACATGGCCCGCCGCCTCCCGGTTTTTCTCCACCCGCTCGCTCTCCGGCGTTTTCCCCCGCAGATAGCGCGTCTGCGCTGTCCGTGCCGCATTGGTGCCAAAATGCGCCGGGATATGCTTATTTCTCCTCATGCTCTGCCTCCAGCTTCCCGCAGAACCGCCCGCACATGGGGCAGAACTCCGCGCACAGCACATTCAGCCCGCCGCCCCGCGCCGTGCTGTCCATCACAAGGCGGGGCCTGCCGTCCTCGCCATATTCCAGCCAGAACGCCGTGCCGTCCACGGTCTCCAGCTTTTGGTGCCGCTGGCACAGGCCGCACACGGGCATTTCCTCCCGTTTCTGCTCCCTGTCCTCGAACCACGCCAGCTTTGCAAGGGCCACCTCGTAGCCCCTGCTGGAATACACACGCCCGTCGTTGTCGTAGTGCGTCAGCCGTTTTTCCCACATGATGATACCTCCTCCGCCAGCTCCCGCCAGCGTTTGATTTCTTCCTTGCTGTCCGCCGTGATGATCTCTGTGAATTTCCAGCCCGCCGGACGGGCGATCAGCTCCAGAAACACCCGCCGCCGTACAGGATAATCCCGCTGCATCCGCCGGACAAACTTGCTCTTGACCTCCACGATCTCCACCGTGCCGTCGGCATAGGTCAGCCGGAAATCCGCCGTGTACTGAACGCTCCGCAGCTTCACGCCGTTGTATTCTCCCGCCGGGAACAGCAGAAAGCAGGGATGCGCCTCCCACTTCACGATCTCCCCGCGTCCGATCTTTGGCACAACGGTGCCGACGTAGTATTCATACTCGCCCCGACTGTCAAATTTCAGCCCGGACATGGCAGCGGCACGGGCCGCCACCGTCACGGTGTCGCCCCGCTTTTTCCCTCGCCCGGCAAGCTGTGCCTCTGCCTGCGCCCGGTAACGCGGCGGCAGATCGGATAGCTCCAGCCGGTACGCCATTCACAGTCCCTCTTCGTGCTTTTCTCTCTGTGTCGCTATCATGTCCGCGTAATGCAGCTCCAGCACAAGCGGCGTTCTTTCCATGGCGGCATTCAGCGCCCGGCTCCCTCCACGGAAAGCATCGTCATACGCGCCCATGTGCCAGCGGATGGCAAGGGCCTCGTCGTCTGTCAGCTCCATGTGCTTCATCACGAGATAGACAGACTTCTCCCCGTGTCCCATGGGCATCTGATCTTTCACGGTGTAGTCGGGATATTCCCCGGCATAGTAGTTCGCCTTGCACACGTCATGCAGCAGCGCCACGATGGCCTGCGTCTGCGGCGAATACAGGCCGCGCAGATTGAAATTCCCCAGCAGGGCATAATATACGTTCAGGCTGTGCTTCACCAGCCCGCCCGGATAGGCCCCGTGAAACCGTGTGCTGGCCGGAGCCGTGAAGAAGTCTGTGCTTTTCAGCCACTCCAGCAGCTTGTCCGCACCCGGTCTCGTCACCTGTGACAGAAAAATTTGCTCGAAACGTTCGGCATCGTTCATTCTCATTTCCTCCTTGGTCGATATATATTTCCTCGCCCGTGCCAGCACTCGGCGCGGCGCAAGATCACAACGGTATGCCGCTGTCCGGCGTTACTCACCTTGGTTTCTACGCGGTTGAGCGTGTAGCCGGGGTATTTCTGTTCCCAGAACGCAGCGTCGTCTATGTACACGGTGCTGGCCTCCTCCAGCTTTTTGCGGCTCCACTTGGTATCGTTGGGCGGCGGTGTCTTGGGCTTTTCCAGTCCACGGCTCTGCCGCCAGCTTCGGGCGCACCGCTTGTTCTTGTTGATATATTTTACAAGGCCCTCCACGCTTCCGTGGTCAACGGTGAGATATTCCCCTCGTGTAAGGCCAATGCTGTTTCCGTTCTTATCGCTCCACAGCTCCTCCAGCACGTCACGGGTCAATCCCTCTGTGTGCTGGATGATCGCGTGGTGATGATGGCGGCCACAGATCGTCCCGTCTGCCATCACCGTCGTGTATTCCGTGGCGGCTACCCACTTCGGGCGCTCCACGCCGTTCTTGTCGCACCAGCGATATACCCGCTTGATGTAATTCGTCCAGTCCATATCCGCCCGCTTGGTGTCTCCCGGCGCTGGCAGATGATCGTCGTCATAGGTTCCCGTCCACGAGAAGTCGCCCTTTCCGAAGTTGGCGTTTACAAGCTGCACATGGTATCTCTTGGAACGGTTGTCGTTGTAGGTCTGCTGGGCGAGGGTACAGGCTTCTTTCTTCTTTGCTCTCCGGCTCGCCTTGTGCTGCTTTGGTGTCACGGGGTACAAATCGACCTCCATGTATCCCGCCGTGGCGTAGTCCTTGCCGCAGATATGCTTTTGTTCCCGATAATACAGGCTCATGCGGCCACGCCTCCCTCGTTTTTGCGTGTATGCGCCGTCACCGGCTTGCATACGGGCCATTTCAACAGTCGTATGCCGTCAGGCACACCCCTGTTTCATGGCTTGTCTCTTAACTTACTGCTGGTATACCAGCCCATTGCGGCCCCTCGGCCGCAACGAAAATTCTCTCCGGCACCGCCGGAAACAGGTCTCGCTTCAACCGGCAAGGCCGCGCCGCTCTCACGGCGCGACCGCCCCCGGTCGTCAGATTGTCGTTTTCTCCGCCAAGATCGGCGCAAGCATCTTTTCTCTCGCCGCCTCGTAGAAACTCTTGTCCACCTCGAACCCGTAGGCGCTGCGCCCCAGCTCGTAGGCGGCGCGTAATGTGGTGCCGCTCCCGGCCACCGGGTCGATCACCACGTCGCCGGGGTCTGTGAACACTTCGATCAGGCGTTTCAACACGCCCACCGGCTTTTGCGTGGGATGTATCTTCGGGTACTCCTTTCGGCTGTCTCGCTCCCAGCGGAACCAGTCAAAAACCATGTGCTTTCCGCCGTCCTCGCCGACGTTGCGGAACTTCGGCAGCTTGTCCCGGTAGAGGACGACCGCAAATTCCGTCGCGCCCACGATCTTCATGTTGGCTTTTAATACCTGCGCGGAATAGTTCTTGCAGAAAAATAGCGGATAGCTTTTTGCAAATCCGTACCGCTTTCCGTACTCGATCACGGTCTGCATCTGCTCAAAGGCACAGAACACGATCATGGCCGGGGCCTGTCCCTTTTCCTTTGGCTCTTTCTTCAACAGCCTGTTGCAGAAGTGCATATA